CTTGGCTACTCCTGCCCTGAAGACGGAAGCCCTTGCCCGTTTTGTAACGACGAAGATGACGACTCCTAATCCATTTGACAACGGGTTGTTTTGGTGCGAGGGATGTCAGGTATTTGATCAACGCCGTTACCTCCGCGAACACGACGGGTGCTTCGACAACGACGAAGACGACAACAACAATAACAACGAAGAAAACGAAAACGATGAGTAAACTAATAGCTTTAACGGGCCCGAAAGGCGTAGGTAAATCGACCTATGCGAAGTTTGTAGCGGGAGAGAATGGCATAGTAATCTCTTTTGCAACGCCGATTAAACAGATGCTGACTGCGATAGCAGGGGATGAGTACATCTTTGGAACGAAGAAGAACGCGATAGTACCGCACCTTGGGGTGACAGGAAGGTTCCTTATGCAGACATTGGGTACGGAATGGGGACGCGAGACAATCGACCAGGACATATGGGTAAACTCAGTGCGTCGTATGTTAACGAAGAGCTTCTTCAGTGAGTACACTCCTGTGATCATCGATGACTTACGCTTTGAGAACGAAGCCAAGATGGTACGGGAGATGGGCGGGGAAGTATGGGAGATAGATCGTAAAGATTTTACTCCTGAGAACGACGGACACATCTCAGAGATGGGCGTAAAGGCTGTCGATAAGAAAGTCCTGATATGAACGAAGAAGAAGATTTGTCTTTTTCTAGCGGCGACTTGATGTCGTATGGATCGGAGTATGGACAAGGTGATTGGTTATACTTTGCCAGCGACTTTCCTGCGTATGAAGATGTCGTCAAAGGCTTTGATAACTTTTGGAATAATACCCAAGTAAAAGAGTTTCCAAAAGATGAGAACGGAAATAACTTGCGTGATGAGAACGGAGAGATAATAGTCATCCGCACAAACAAACCAAGAAAGCGTTTAAAGACGCAGCTTTATTTCCATAACCACAAAAAGAGGAAAGCAAAAACGAATAATGAAAGTACTGAAATTAGCTGACGAAGTATACAAGAGACACTGGCGCGGGTGTAAGGATGGAATGGGATTACTAAACAATGCGGAGGATGTATGTAAGCGTCTTGGGAACGACGTTGAGATCCGCGAAGTAAACGAACGAAGGATCGACGACCTGGTGCTGGGTTTAGAAGACGATAACAAGGCGGCAGGCACGATTAACAAGCGATTGGCGGCGCTATCAAAGATGTTACGCTTCGCTTACAGACGCGGTTATATCGAGCGTATGCCCGTGATTGAACGGAAGAAGGAACCGCAGGGTCGTATGCGTTGGTTGAGCGAGGAGGAAGAGTATCGTATGCTAGGTAAGTTTCATGCGATGGGTAAGCCTTTCATAGCTGACTTCTGCAAGATACTTATTGATACCGGAATGAGGACGGGTGAGCTGTTTAAGTTGCGGGGCAGGGATGTCGATATAAGCGGGGTAAACTTCCAACGCATGATCCATTTGTGGGAGACAAAGAATGGTAAATCAAGATCCATCCCGGTTACTAATCGTGTGTACGAGATATTGTGTCGTTATAAAACATCGAACGACGCTTTATTGTTTACCTTTAAGCAACATACTTTAAATCGTGCTTGGAAACAGATGAAGACTGAGCTTGGTATGGACGACGATAAAGAGTTTATACCGCATTGCTTGCGTCATACTTGTGCGTCCAGGTTGGTACAACGAGGGGTAGACATTCGTGTAGTACAGGAGTGGCTCGGTCATAGCTCGATACAAACGACGATGAGGTACGCCAAGATCGCTCCTAAGAATTTAGCAGATGCGAGAGATGTTTTGGAAGCATGAAGACGATAGAAGATTTTCGTATAAATAAACTGCTTAGACAGACAGCTCTACAGACAGGTAACCCTAGAGGGACTTACAAACGTAATGAACCACATCCATATGTAGAGGGTTTATTTTATTATAGTTGGATAGAGGGAAAGGAGCGTTGGCATGATAGTGATTCTGTCAAAAGAATGAAGGAGCGCGACAGTAGGTGGAACAAATCTAATAAAGCGAAAGACGCACAATTGAAACATAGTCGAACTGAAAAGCGAAAAGTTTGGACTAAAAATTATCAACAAACTGATGCTTACAAAGCTTATCAAGATGCTTATAAAAAGGAAGGTAAAAGAGCAAAAGTACAATCACGTTACAAAAAATCTGACAAAGGTAAGGCGAAAAACAATGTATACTTAAGCCAACGCAGAGTTAAAGAAAGAGGTTTTTTCAGTAAAATGACACAGGATGAAAAGCTTCTTTTAAAACGATTTTATGAGTGGCGTGTACGTATCCAAAAAAAGTTAGGAATAAAATTTAATGTAGATCACATCATTCCTTTAAGCGTAGGTGGTACTCATCACCCTTCAAACCTTCAAGTAGTGCCTGCTAAGTGGAATCAAAGTAAGCATAACAGAAACACTGATCGTTGGTTACCAAACGGTTTTTAAAGATTTGACAAGTCTTCGAAATAAATATCTTATCTAAAAAACGAATGAATCAAAGCGAATTGAATAAGGAGATGGTATCTCACGGTATTGCCCGTTACCGTCGTCGAGTACAAACAGCCAAGGAACGCAGTCAAGAATCTGATTCACCTTATGGTCAGCGATTGTTGCGTAATTATTTACCGCTGTTTATTGATGCTGTAGAAAAGCGTTTTGATTATCATCGTAAACATCCACATGCTGTACCCGTTTGGATGCCATTGGTATGGGACATGGATACGAGAAAGCTGTGCTTGTTGGCGTTTAAATGCGTCCTTGATGGTATCAGTGAGCGTCGTCCTTTAACCTCAGCATCTATTCGTATCGCTACTGCTATTGAAGATGAGATCCGTTATCAACGATTAAAGGAGGAATATCCTAAAGTCTTTTACTACGCACAAAAGGATGTGGAAAAGAATAAGAACGCTTCATATCGCAGACAACGCGAAGCATTCCTGGCACATGAAAGAGGCGAAGCAAAGAAGGGCCATATCGAAGCTTGGAGACAATGGACTCGTCGTGAAAAGACGATGATGGGTACATGGTTATTGGAATTGATACGAGCCAATACGCATCTTATCGCATTTAAACTTATAGGTATACGCAAGCAGAGTGTGTTTCATGTTACAGCTACCGACGAATTATTCGAGTGGATGGCTGAGTATAATAAGGACCAAGAAATTTTGAAACCTCTGTGGTTACCAACGGTGGAACTCCCTGAGCAATGGTCGTCTATTTGGGTTGGCGGCTATAACGATATTGAGGGAGTTCCGCCGTTATCTTTTATTAAGTGTCACGACTATAAGTACATGAACTCGCTGGACTTTGACGCGATGAAACCTGTAGTCGATGGGGTCAATCATTTACAAGCGACTAAATGGGAGGTAAACGAAGACATTCTAGGTATCGCTAAGTGGGCGTGGCAAAACAATAAAGAGATTGGTGAGATGATCCGTCGTGAAGACTATGAATTGCCCGTATGGAAGCCCGAGTATGACGACGATGAAGACGGAGCCAAGGAGTTTAGTCGTAAGTGTGGAAGCATTCATCGTTTAAACATTGCGATGAGATCCAAGCGTTTGATGATTATGAAGACGCTATGGACGGCTGAAAGATTCGAAGATAAAACGATATACTTTCCACATCATTTAGATTTCAGGGGTCGCATGTATCCGATTCCTTATTTTCTATCTCCGCAAGGGACCGACCTATCAAAAGGCTTGTTACGTTTTGCTACATCGCAAACAATAAACAACGACGCTGATGCACGATGGTTGGCGATCCACGGAGCAAACTGTTTTGGACACAACAAACTGACATTCGACGAGCGAGTTGAGTGGGTGAATAGCAGACGCAAAGAAATCGAAGAAGTACACCAAGACCCGCAAGTGAATGACTGGTGGCAAGCTGCGGAAGAACCGTGGCAATTCTTAGCGTTCTGTCGTGAATGGTCGCGTTACTTGGAGCAAGGCTATGGCTTTGAAACTAAACTTCCTTGTGCTATGGACGCGTCTAATAACGGTATTCAAATACTCAGCTTGCTCGGTCGTGATGAAATAGGAGGACGAGCCACTAACGTCGTCGCAACTGAACAGCCTGCCGATCTCTACACATATGTAAGTGACCGTGTTAATGAGTTGTTGAAGATGCATATGGAGAAAGGTAATCATGTTGCGGCGGCGTGGCTCAAGTTTGGTATTGATCGCAAGACAACCAAACAACCTGTGATGGTTAAGCCTTATGGTGGGACACAATATTCCTGTCGTGAATTGATTAGCGATTGGTATCGCGATAAATGCATGGCTCACTCACTCGATCCTTTCGGATATGAAGCGACGGAAGCAATCGGCTATTTAAATAAGTTAGTATGGCAGGCGATGAACGATTGCATGAAGCGTCCGACAGAGGTCATGAAGTGGTTACAACAAACAGTCAGGATCTTAGGCAAGGAAGATAAGCCGATTACCTGGACGACTCCATCAGGATTTAAAATAAAACAGAACTACATCAACAATAAAACAGTACGAATACAGACACTGCTGGGCGATAAGATCTCATGGATCAAATGTCGGGAACCACAGTTAGGTGTCGATAAAACACGACAAGCAAACGGAATCAGTCCTAACTTCGTTCACAGTCTCGATGCAAGCGTCGCTCAACAGACAGCGACCAAGGCGAAAGCCGTAGGCATTGAGGCATTGGCGATGGTACACGATTCTTTTGCGACGCACTCAACGCATTGTGATAAGTTGTCACAGTTAACAAGAGAGACTACAGCCGATATATTTTCTACTGATCAACTCGCAAAGTTTCGCGACGAGATCTCAACACAAACAGAGAAGGAGTTACCTGAGCTACCGACTTATGGAAAGTTAGATCCAAAGGACGTGTTAGACTCACAATACTTCTTCGCATAAAAGGAGATAACAACAACCATGAATACACTAACCACACCTATAGGTACAGCTCGTTATTGCTGGCTTACTAAT